CTGGGCGACATGACCGAACTTGTGCGCCAGACCCTTTGCGACTATTGGGAAGCACACCAAGGCGAACCGCTGACCCCCATCGGCTGGCAGTTCTCTGCGGGCCGCGTGGACTATGACCCCGACAAGCCCTGCTGCTATCAGTTGCTTACCTATCAATGCGACACCAATAAGTAGTTATGGATAACGGCATCAAGACATCACTCAAGGAAGAGCTGCTCAGCAAGGGCAGCGTGACGCTCACGGCCAAGAGCCGCGAGGAAATCTACAGCCAGTGCCAGACACTGGTTGACTCTCTCCCCGAAGGCACCAAGTGGACGCGCACCATCTGCCAGTACCACCCCGACACCTTCAGCTTCGAGCAAACCGTAACAATCACCAAAAAGTAACACGCTATGGCATTAAAAAAACTGAAAGGTCAGAACTTCCGCGCGTTCGTCGGAGGCAATGCCGTCCCCGAAGCCTCCAGCTGTCAGGTGAGCATCACCGGCAACATGGAAGACGCAAAGACCAAGGACTCTGAAGGCTCTTTCGGACAGGAGCAGATGGTATCTCGCTCATGGTCGGTGCAGGTCGATTCCTACGAGGCCACCGCTGCCGCGCTCATCGCCGTCGTACAGCAGTTCGTCAGCGACGAGAAAGTGACCGTCGGCTGGGACGAGACCAAGGAAGTGGCAGGCTCTCAGAACCGCACACCCAACAACGCCGCTTTCGCCCGCTCTGGCCAGGCCATTCTCAACGACTTCACCATCCAGGCCAACAACCGCACCAACATTCAGGTGACGCGCCAGTACATGGGCAGCGGAGCTTTGGCATAACCCTCTAAAACATTACGACTATGGATAAAGGACAACATCTCAGACTCTTCATCGTAGAAGGTAACAGCAACAATGTGATAGCCATGAGCACCGAACTCAGTCTGCATGGCTCAGCACAGACGGAGAACTCGACGACCAAGGACACCACAGACTCCACGGGTGCCGTATGGGACGAAAACGATGTGGTAGGCCGCACCTACGACATCCAATTTTCTGCCCTCGTTGCAAGCGGCACCGACACCGGCAAGACCTTTGCCGACATCGAGGGCAAGGTCAACGACGAAATCATCAACTGGAAGATAGCCCTCGCCAGCGGAGAACAGAACCGCACGATGGGCACCGTCATCTGCTCAGGTCAGGGCAAGCTCACCAACGTGCAGGCCACCGGCCAAGTCTCTCAGCAGGCCACCTACAGCGGAACTATCAACGGCTACGGCCCGCTCGTGCCTGGCACTCTCTCATAATCCCGCCAGCGGAGGGCGGGGACATCCGCCCTCTCCTTTTTTCAGTATGTTGCGATTCCATCGCAACCCTAATCCCAAACCATCAAGCAACTATGATCACAAAAGAAATCACCATCGACGGCAAGAAGTACCCCGTTGAATTCAACATTTCCACGCTCATCGCATTTGAGCAAACCACCGACAAGTCATTTTTCGGTGAGAACTTCGACAAACTCTACTCCCGCGTCATCCTCGTATTTGCAGCCATGTTTGCCGCCGACGAGAAAATCACCACCGACGTACTATTGAAATCTAACGACTGGCAGGGCATCACCCAGGCGTTCAACACCATCATGGAGATGGCCACAGAGTTCTTCAAAGTCCCCAAAATCATAACCGACGCGGAGGCCAAGGAAACAACCACCGAGAAGGGGGAGAAGTCCGAAAAAAACTGACCACCGCCCATGAGCTCTACACGCAGCTTGTGGGCGAGATTGGCATCCCGCGCGAACAACTCCCGACGCTCCAATGGTGGGAAATCCGCTGCATCATCCGGGGCTACAACCGCCGCCACCGCCATACGTGGAGCTCAACCCGCTGGCTGGCATTCAATCTGATGAGTGCGCAGATCGGCAGCGAGGGAATGCACAAGTCAGGCATCAACAGCCCCACCGACCTCATGCAATTCCCCTGGGAAAGACCAGACACCGAACTACCATCAGAGGATGACATCGCAGAAATGCAGCAGATGATGGCTTCGATGAATGCAAGCAACAAATAAACTATTACCAAACAATTCGGCAACTATTACCTAATAGTTTGCGAATTGTTACCTAATGATTTTAAATTTACATATTATGGCACTTAAACTGAAAATCAAAAAGACGCTTCTGAAACGCAAGGTGGAAGGGGCAACCAAAGAGGGCTATTATGGCCGAGTAATCACCAACGGCACCAAGTCGTTTGAAGACATTGTGAAATCAAGCACCCACGGCTCCACGCTCGACTTCCGCGAGGCAGAGCTGGCATGCAAGATGATGATCGACGGCATTGCTGATGCCATCAAGCAGGGCTTCATCGTTGACCTTGGCGTGCTGGGTAAACTCTATCCAGCTGTCAGCGGCCGCTGGGACGAGAACAGCGACAACCTGCTGCTCTCCGACCTGAAGCCAAAGGTGAACTACAAAGCGGGCGAGGACATTGCAGCAGCCGTGAAGGGTGCATCCCTCTCATGGACTACCGAGGCCGAGACCGACGAGAACACCGTCACCGACGATGAGCAGGGCGGCGACAATACGAACCAGGGCGGTCAGCAGACTGGAGGAGAGATTGAAGGAGGATAAAAGACTATGCTAAATACTCATAGGTTTGATATAATGTTTTTAAGTTTAAAGGTAAACCCTCGCTGTGAAGCGGGGGTTTATTGTTATGTTAGGTATTGAGATAGACAATCAAACGTTAGAGAATCAGAAGCTCGCATTGCAGGCTTGCATGACAGTCGATTCCGAGTTGGGCAAGCGGTTCCGCGAGCTCATCTTCCAAGAATTGAAACGTGTGCGTAATGACATCGCAGGCGGTCTGAAGTTTGCCAACGGCGATCCTCGCGGAACACGCGGGGCCGTTAAGCGTTACATTGCATCGAAGTACCTTGGTGGAGTGGTCAGCATCTTGGACGGGAAGAGAACCGGCAGCAGGAACAGCTATGAGGCACCCCGCAAACTGCGGCCAGGGCAGCGTGGCGGCAACAGAATGCTCCGAAGCCAGCGCACCGATGACATTTTGCACTATGGTCCTGACGAGAGAAGTTTTGTACTTCGCTTCATTAATAGCGGAACCAATCCCAGATATGCCAACGGCAGAAACGGCAAATGGGACAAGCGCGGAAACAATAGCACCTTCTTCAAACTTCAGGAGCAAGGCGACTACTATCGCGGCAGCATTGCACCACGCAACTTCATGAGCACACTCGGAAATCCATCTATGCAGAGAGCTATAAAAAATCTTTCGAAGATGGTAGATGAGGAATTTGACAAACTTTTCAAATCTTAACGTATGGCAGGAACATCGATTCTTAAACTCAAAGTTGACGATAAAGAATACAATGCCAGTCTGAAACAGGCCCAGCAGGGTATGTTGCATCTGGAAAAGGCTCTCCAGAATGCAGGCAAATCATTCTCGCAGGTTGACAAGTCTGTGGTGGATTATGTGCGTGGCATCGGACAGATGGAGGCACAGAGTAAGACGGCTCGCGGACGTATCAGTGAGATGAGCAATGCGTTCATAGAGCTTTCGCTGCAATACAAGAATATGTCTGATGAAGTCAAGAGCGGCGATGTCGGCAAGGCTCTTGCAGAATCAATGGAAACTTTAAAGCAGCGCACCATTGGAGCCAAGCAGGAACTTGAAAAACTGAACCAGGAAATCAGCGTCTCCGGCTCTTCGTCTTCAGGTGGCGGTCTCCTCTCAGGTCTCGGCGACAAGGTGACCGGCATGATGCAAGTATTCGGTGGTAACATGCTGGCGCAAGGTGTGGCCAGTCTTACCTCTGAACTTGTCGGATCAGTACAACAGAGTATTGAGCTCGCCAAACAGGGCGAGGGCGTGCGCATTGCATTTGAAAGACTGAACCGCCCCGGACTCTTGGACAACCTGAAGGAAGCCACTCATGGAACCGTGAGCGAGGTGGAACTGATGAAGCAGGCCATCAAGTTCGATAATTTTAAACTGCCAGTCGAAGACCTTGCCACCTATCTCGGATTTGCCCAGCAAAAGGCAAAGGACACAGGCGAGAGTATTGACTACCTGGTTAACTCCATCGTGACAGGACTTGGCCGACAATCAAAGCAAATTCTCGACAACCTTGGCATCAGTGCAGCCGAACTGACCAAGCGCATGGATGAAGGTGCCACCATGACGCAAGCCGTGGCCGACATTATTCGTGAAGAGATGGCAAAGGCTGGCGACTATGTGGAAACCGCTGCTGATCGTGCAGCGCGTGCCACCGCAAAGGCCACCGACGAAGCAGAGGCATTCGGGCGTGAAGCCATGCCTATTGCGCAAGAATGGGAAGAGACGTGGGCTGTGCTTAAAAGCAGCGCAATGAGTTTCGCCCAGACGCTTCTCGGGCCTGTTGCCAAATCATTGCAGACCATCCGCTCGCTGGAGAGGGGCATTGATTGGGATAAGATTACAAGCAGCTCCAGTAACATTAACAGCCCTAACTTTAATTTCGGAGGCGTTAACAATATTCCGCAATGGCGTAATAATCAAACCGTGCATGCTCCCGGTGGCTATGTGGTCGTAAGTGATGGAAATGGAAAAGTGTTAGGACAAAGGCATTTCGATGACTTGTCGGGTGTGGACGCATGGCGTGCCAGTTTAGGCGGTGGCGGTGGCAGAAGAGGCGGAGGCAGAACAGGCCGCACCACCCACACCCCGAAGGTAGAAACACCGCTGCCAGTCGGTTCCGTTGCTGCACTCAACAAGGAGCTTTCCGAACTCCGCAAGCAGCAGGAACTCGCCACATCCACAGAGAAATGGGATGAATACCAGGCAAAGATAGACAGCGTGACATCCAGGATGAAGGTGCTCAAGGGCGAGATTCCCGATCCGTCCAAGATTCAGCAGGGCAAGGGCAAGGGCGTGTCAGTCTTAGGCATTGGAATCGGCGAGAGCGCGCTGAAAGACGTGCAGCAGCAGACAGACAAGCTCACGGGTTCGGAAGGTGGCGTGAAGATTCCCGCCAAGCTCGACCTGAAGGTAGGCGGTGGAATCGGCAATATAGCCGACACTGGAAAGGAAACCGCCGACTCATGGAAGAGCGCGGCCAATGCAATACAATCGGTAGGTTCTGCCATGCAGAGCATCGAAGACCCGTCGGCCAAGATTGCCGGAATCGTGGCCCAGGCCATCGCCACCGTCGCAATGGCCTACGCCCAAGCCCTGAGCACCGACTGGTCATCCAAATCAAGCATCTGGACGTTCATTGCCGCAGCGGCTGCATCCACAGCCTCCATGATTGGCACCATCGCCAGCATCCACTCCGCCACCGGCTATGCCCGTGGTGGTATCGTTGACGGACGCGGCGGCGGATTCGTGCCCGGCACTCAGACGAGCGGGGACAATGTGAACGCGCGCTTGGATGCGGGCGAGCTGGTGCTCAACCGTAGCCAGCAAAGCACGCTGGCAGACAAACTACAAGGCAACCCACTCGGCGACCTTCACCTCACAACCGAGCTGAAAGGCACAAATATTCTGGTATCTCTTGAGCGCACGCTCAAGAGCACTGGCAAAGGACAGTTAGTAACCTTCAAGTAGAATGAATATGACAGGCAAAGACATCACCCTCATACTATCCCAGAACGGAGAGGCACTCGCCGGAACGCGCATCCGCACCACCGACATACAGACACAGGCCGCCACCATTGAGCGCGCCAGTGCAACACAGCAGGAGTGGAGCGAGTTCATCCCTGGCCGCAAGAGTTGGAACGCCACCGTTGACTATCTCGTGCTGGCATCCGCTCAGGTGGCCGACCTTCTCCGCGTAGGGCAGACCTTCGACGTGTCGATAGTTTCCCATGTCGGCGAGACCGTGACCGTCCATGCAGCCGGAACGGCCCTTCTCGAAAGCGTCCGCCTGACATCAAACATCGGCAGCCTGGCCAAAGGCAGCTTCTCATTCCGTGGCTCCGGCGCGCTCCAGTAAGGAGCCGCCCGAGTCCCGGATGTTGCGATTTCATCACGACCCCATATCATCACCAAGTCCCCTGCCAAGGCTCCGCCCATTCATCATTCAGCGTGATGGTGAACGCCCCCGATGTAGAGAACAACGCCCCCGAGAACTCCGTGGCCCTGTTATCCATAAACGGAGCCGCAGCCACATTCACCATCCCGATAATATCATTGTCAGCATTTCGAGCAGAGACCGTCAGCGGAGTGGTCCATTCCGCAGCAGTAGAGAATCCGAAGAAACTCACCGCCAGCCCCGTGTTGCCAATATAAGATGCAGGAACCGCCACGCTCATCTCTTCATTGTCCCTCATTTCCGCAGGCTGTCCCGTCAGATAGTCCAATCCCGCATACCATTTCCCAGGCAACACCACCACCGTGGCCGTCCCGTCAGGCACGGCATCCGTAGCCGTAATCCTCAGCTTTGTCACCACGCGGTCGAGAGCCACCGAATAAGTCGAAGCCGAAGCACCGCC